CACACAGATATGTGTGAAAGTGAAACACTGCGTCGTTACTAACAAATGTTTCAAGAGGTATAGTTTTTAAAACAATTGGTTGGTCACCAATTTCTTCTTGTATTTCACGTTGTAATCCTTGCCATGGGGTTTCTTGTAATTCATTAGTGCCTCCAACTAGTCCCCAAGTTCCTTGGTGTTTACCACGGGCTTTTTGCAGTAGTAATACTCGTTTGGTAGCTTTAGCATAGAAAAGAGCACCACTGCAAACAATACGATCTTTAGAGTTCAATGTGCCAACTCCCTTTACGATATATACCTTCAAAACTCTTACTCCAACTAACACCATCCCACTTATATTGTGTACTGGTAAAAATGTTGGTTAAGTAGATAATGTCATTTGCATTGTTTATAGAATCAAAGACAACGCTCCAGCGAGTACCAGTCCATTCAATAATATCGTTTTCTCTAGCAACGAAGTCACTTCCGTCTAAGTTTTCCCAAGCAGTTGGTCCCTGGGTATTAACGTATAATTCATATCGAACAATGCTGCCAACGCTTACTGGCTGATCTAAAATAATGTAATAATCTCCAGAGTCAATACTATCAGGAATACGTTGACTACCAGATCCAACCTCAACATTGTCAACAAATACTTTGTGATCAGACACTAGTTTGTATAATGTATTTGTATTAATGCGTTGTACTTTGGTTTCAGCTACATATGTTTCAACAATGCCTCCACCAATATTATCAACAATTAAATATCGCGATCCAGTTGTGAGTGCAGGTAATTTTGGATCATTCGGTCCAGTTTTCTTAGGATCTAAAACGGCATCGAACGTACCAGATGAGGTTCTGTTATTTGATAGTATTTGCGAGTTGCTTGGATACGTATCACCATCCCAATTAACGGTTAGCATAGTGCTGTCTAATGGATTAATGCTAAAGTAGCCTACCACATTATTACCATCTAGTTGCTCTATATAAATTCTACTTAATCCAGCAGTATAATTACCTGATGCTTTTTTAGTAATCGCCTCCCAAGACGGATACACGCTACTAGAACCAATTATACGAACAGCATTACTTATGACTTCAATATCGTAATTGACTATTGAAACTACAGTTTTATCTATTTTTTGTGAAGGATTAACACTATTAGCTTCAGGATCAACCCCTAACCCGTCAATATATCCACCGTACGGTTCTGATACTTGCGTGAAAATATTTGATATAATACTAGTAACAACGCCAAGACGCTTAACTTTAGCAGGTGGACTAATCCAAATAGGAGTTTGCATTGTTAGTGTAGCAATATCAATCTCAGTGCCCGTGCCCACAGGAATAGTTCTTGAACTAAGTGTAACCTGTGTTAAATCGACAACTGACAGGCTAGTCCAGTCAAGGTAATTATCCGTTGTTTGGATCTCTAAACTAGGATTAAACAACATCAATATCTGCTCTAAAATTTGTAACTTCTGTTCGTTGCTAGTGCTCCAAATATCAACCTTAACTGTTAGCTTATATGGCGTTGGCATTAATCGTTCCACTGTGTACGAATTACCTTGATAATTTTCATACTCACCAGTTGCCTCGTTATATCCACGTTCACGAATATTTACTTTACCAACATAGCTGCTATCACTAAGTCTACCAGGATCGAGCTCAAGATCAGACATATATACTGCAATCTTTGGTGCAGACTGCACAGTATTTTCACTGTTTTGGTTTATAATCGCAGCAGCTTGACGATCAGCATCACCGTATGCAACCGGAACTCGAACTAAAGTGCCGTCGCTATATTTTACAGCAAAATTACTCATTAATCTAATAATTTGTATAAGATATCTACGGATTTGACCGTCGTAAAAATAAGTAGTATTTGACATTATAAATCAGTTCCTGGTTTTTTAAGCATTCTTAATGCATTGCTTAGTGCAACTCTTTCAGCAGCTGATGTTCTATATAATCTCCAGTCAACCATTGATCCTATTGCAATTCCACTAGGCAATGTTATAGCTGCCTTGCCACCGATATCAATAACTGATTGTGTATTTCTAAAAGGTGAATCAGCTAATGCTGCTTCAGCGAACATACCAGGTACAAAATCAGCATGTGTTACAATAGTTTCAGAAGTTATATAAGCAATATCAGAGTCTAGTAAGTCAATACCAGTTCTTCTATCGTTATTAATAAACGTGCCTTTTTGTGTATTACGTGTAGCAGATGGGGTCATCGATGTTCTAACGGCATCTTCACGCTTAATCCAGCGATTAGTTGCATATCTAAACAAGCGATTAGGCAAGAAGTCAGTTCTCAAGAAATAATCACCATCAACAGGACCATTAGGGAACGTAATTCCATGACCAAATGCTGCACCGTTTGGAGCAATCCCATCACCTAATAAGTAGCCAACATATCCATCTCTCTTTGGCTTTGAATCAACTGCGCTTGCAGTAAGTCCTTGATAAATTGGATTGCCACCAGTGTCAAACAGTAATGCACCAGTAATTGGATCAGTTGCTTGAATTGTAGAAGCAGTAGCATCAATATTCATATCATCAACAGTTTGCAATGATGCATTGCCTTCATCGTCAACTGCTAATGTATACAAGTGTTGAGTTTCGTATCCACTTAATGGCGCATCTGCTTCTGCTTGAGAAATCAATGCATTATTAATTTGCAACGCTCTGTTATGCGTACTTAACAAGTCAGCTAATGTTGTCGTAGTAGCTTCTCCGGTAACTGGATCAGGAATCGTTTGATTAAAAATATCGGCAAATTGTTGCGTATTGGATATTTTTGTAAGCTTTAATCTATATAAATGTGGATACCAAGTTGGACTGAATCCTTCAGCAGCACGGCCCACATCACTAATAACATAGTATTTAGGTAAACTAACATCAAAATCATTTAAAGCAAATTCATCGCGTAAATTTGGAATTTCAAGAACGTCACCACTTAATGGTTTTCGACCAATTGTTTTAATAAAATCGTTAATATGCACGGTCATAAACACTGTATCATTATCAATAAACAGTCCAAATTGGCTTAAATTGAAGTCAATATCTGCTACGTTGTATACGCCTCTGATATGATAAATGCTTGAGTCATACGATCTATCACGATTTTCCAGAAATAATAAATCTTGAATATTAGTTTCCTTTACTTCGTCATAATGCGGCATTGCAGCAGTTGCATCTTCAGGAGTGGGATTTTTAGGTCCGAGATATTTGTGTAGATACAGTTCAGCCCCACCAATCTGAAACATTTCAGAAGAGGCGCGGTCAATGAACTTGTAATCATTTCCCTTTTCGGGACGATAAAGGCTTAGTCTTGGAATTTTAATTCTCCTTTAATCTGGATAATTTACAGAGTCTGGCATAGTATTATATTTATCGGATAAATATAACAGGAGACCAAAATGGCCGAAATAAATTCACAAGCTGAAAGACAAAAGGTATTCGAATACATTCGCACTATGCTAGGTGATGGAATGATTGACGTTGAACTTGACCCAAAACACTATGAAACTGCATTAACTAAGACTTTAGATAAGTTTAGACAACGCAGTCCCAATGCAGTTGAAGAAAGTTACATGTTTTTAGAACTAGTTAAAGACACTAATGATTATATCCTACCGGATGAAGTTATTAACGTACAATCAGTATTTCGTAGAACTTTAGGTTCACGAACTGGCGGTGGTGTTGGTGCGCAATTTGATCCGTTTAACTTGGCATATACTAATACATATTTGTTAAACTCAACGATGCTGGGTGGGCTCGCAACATACGAAATGTTTGCACAATATCAAAAGTTAGTTGGTAGAATGTTTGGGTCGTTCATTGAATTCCAATGGGTTCCGCACAGCCACACGTTGCGTATATTACAACGCCCATTTGCTGAGGGTGAAACCCTTTTATTAAAATGCCAAAACTTTAAGCCTGATTATATTCTACTTAACGATGTTTATGCAAAGCAGTGGATTAGGGATTATGCGTTGGCTATCTGCAAGGGTATTCTTGGAGAAG